ATGACCGTACCTTATAATGCAAAACCTTTCTCAAATCGTGGGTACATCAAGGACGCACTAAAAGAAAAGGGTATTGAGATTGATAAAGATGACTTGACAAAAACTGTTGAGGCTGTTAGAAATGCTATGGATGAGGTCGTACCTGGTCCTATGGCTGTCATGAGTTGGATTGAAGAGGAGGTTGCTAAAGCAATTGACTTGGGTAAAACAGAACTAACTTGGTCTACACCATCAGGTTTTGTTGTTAATCAAAAACTTATGAAAAAAGAAGTTGTAACAGTTAAATTACAACTGCTTGGTCGTTGTGAGTTAGAAGTTGCTACACAAGATAGTGACGAAGTTGACAAACAACACCACAAGAATGCAACAGCACCTAACTTAATACATTCACTCGATGCTTCCTTGCTCCACTTCAGTGCATTAGCTTTCAATGCACCGATCGCTCTCATCCATGATTCTGTATTGTGTCGTGCTACCGACATGTCTGCTCTCAGTGCAATTGTACGAGAGACATATATGCACCTATTTGCAGAACACAATTACTTACAAGACTTTGCTGACCAAATAGGCGCAAAGACTGAACCACCGATTATTGGAGACCTTGAACCGGAATCCGTAATTGAATCCACTTACTTCTTTTGTTAAATGCCACGTACAATCCACAAAACTGAACAGCCTGTAGTCCTTGAAGGATTCCAAGCTATACTGAAACCATCTAAGTTTGGCTATAGCCTAAAAGCTTTAGTGTCTGAAGATGTAGTAGAAAGTCTCGAAGAAGAACGTACAGAAAACTTAAAATGGTGCGAATCCAAACTAAAAAACCCTAAGCGTTCAACACTACGACCTGAACCATGGGAAGAGGTATCTGAAGGACAATACACAATTAAGTTCAGCTGGCCTGAGGATGAAAAGCCCCCTGTAGTTGACACTGAAGGGACAATTATTACTGATACAAACATCCCTGCTTATAGTGGAACAAAGGTAAACCTAGCGTTCTATCAGAAACCTTATGTGATGCGTGATGGCGTTACTTACGGTACAAGTCTTAAACTACTTGGAGTACAGATCGTTGCACTTAGCGGTGCTGCTGGAGTGGATGCAGGAGATATGAGTACTGAAGATGTAGCTGCACTATTTGGAACTACTAAAGGTTTCAAGCAAAGTGCACCAAATGTTACACCTACTGTTGTTGAAGAGGAGGTTGAAGACGACTTCTAATGGCATTTCGATCAGGTCTCGAAGAACGAGTTGCTGATCTTATGTGTGAGCTGGGTGTTAAATATGAGTATGAATCAACAAAGGTTCCTTATATCATTCAGCATATCTACACTCCTGATTTTCTATTACCTAATGGTGTATATTTAGAATGTAAAGGTTATTGGGAAGCTGAAGATAGACGTAAGATCAAGAATGTAAAAGAACAACACCCTGAACTTGATTTACGTATGGTCTTCCAGTCTCCATATAATAAAATTAGTAAAGGATCAAAAACAACATACGCAAAATGGTGTGACAAACACAACATACCGTGGACATCATTCCACAACATACCAATCGACTGGCTCATCTGAGTTTATAAGACACGGACCTTGCGATAATTGTGGATCATCAGATGGCAATGCTATCTATACTGACCACAGTTATTGTTTTGTATGTCATACTTATACTCAAGGTGATGAGGAACCTGTACACATTCACGATAATAACAAATTGGAAATCAAAGGCTCAGCCGAACGGCTGCAGAAACGTAAGATAAGCCAAGCAACATGTGAGAAATTTAAAATATATCGTGATGGAGACAAGTTAAGGTTTTACTATCACGATCCATCTGGCATTGTAAAAGGTGCTAAGATAAAAACTAAAGACAAGCAGTTTACTTATGAAGGAGAATCTCCTGGTACATTCTTTGGACAACATTTATGGAGTAACAGTGGTAAGCGTATAATCATCACTGAAGGTGAGCTTGATTGTGTGTCTTATGCAGAGCTATTTCCAAGTTGGCCTGTAGTATCATTACCTAGTGGTGCGGCAGGAGCCAAGAAAGCAGTACAGAAAAACCTAGAGTTTCTTCAAGGTTATGAAGAAATATTGCTTTGGTTTGATTCTGATGAACCGGGTCAGAAGGCTGCTGAGGACGCTGCAGGTGTACTACCACCTGGCAAGGCTTACATCGCCCGTCTAGAGGCTTACAAAGACCTTTCAGACGCCTTACAAGCTGGCGATAACAAGGCTATCGATGATGCATTCTTTAAACGTAAGGAATTCAGACCTGATGGTATTGTAGACGCAAAATCTTTACTCGAAGTATTAACTACACCACAACCACCAGCAGATTATGACTACCCATTCCAAGGACTTGAAAAGGAACTACGAGGGATCAGGCTGGGGGAGCTTACAACGATTACAGCAGGTTCTGGTATCGGAAAATCCAGCTTCTGTCGTGAAATTGCAGCTCACCTATTGCAGCAAAAGGTCAGGATCGGTTACCTGGCGCTTGAAGAAAGTGTCAGAAGAACAGGTCTAGGTTTAATGTCAGTTGGAGTACGTAAATCATTACATTTGGAACAACGTACTAATGAAGAATTGACAGAAGCATTTGATAAAACAGTAAAAGATTGGGATTTATTCTTATTTGACGGTTTTGGTTCATATGAACCTGATATTATCTATAACAGGATTGAATACCTAGCCTCAGGACTTGATTGTAAAGTTATTTTCCTTGACCACCTATCAATCTTAATGAGTGGTCTTGAGGGAGATGAACGTCGAATGATTGACGTTACTATGACTCGGTTACGCTCACTTGTAGAACGCACAGGTATAGCACTTTTCTTAGTATGTCACACAACAACACCCACAAATGGACAATCACATGAAGAAGGCGGCAGGGTGCAACTGCGAAACCTTCGAGGAAGTAGAAGCATTGGTCAGCTCAGTGACAATGTTATTGCACTCGAAAGAGATCAGCAGAGTGAATCTGATAGAAATACAACGATTGTTAGAGTCCTTAAAAATAGAAATTCTGGCGAAGATGGTGTCGCTTGCAGACTAAAGTTTAACTTATCTACCTGTGAATATAATGAAACTACAGAACCAGCAGAATTTAACGCAGAAACAGATTTCTGAATACGAAGCCATGAACGAAGAATTTATTAAAGAAAATGTACCGTTTCGTATTGATTTATCATTACATAAGCCTAATCCTCCTACTGAAGAAGAAGTGAAACGTGCTAAGTTTGTTGATAAAACCTATCACTGGCAAGGACGTTGAATGCTAATCTTTGATTTAGAAACTGACGGTTTATTACGTGATGCTACCAAAATCCACTGCCTTTGTATTTATGACACTCAAACTGAAAAAACAATGGTATTTAATGACCAATCGTTTCAGTCAGCAACGGAGAGAAAAGCAACGGAACCTATCGTACGCGGTATCCAATTACTCGAAGACGCTGATTACATTATCGGTCATAACATTATTGGGTACGATATTCCTATCATCAATAAGTTTTACCCCTGGTTTAGACGTATTGGTGATTGCTTGGATACTCTTTTGCTTAGCCGTCTTTATCACCCGAACTTGACAGAAATTGACAAACAAAAAACATGGGAGGGTATGCCACTTAAACTTTATGGATCACATTCACTAGCATCTTGGGGTTACCGTCTTAATGAACATAAAGGTGATTACTGCGAAGATACCGATTGGAAAGAATGGACACCAGAAATGGAAAATTACATGATACAAGACGTTACTGTAACTAAAAAACTTTGGACACACTTCCAACCATACCTGAATGGGTTGCGCTAGAACATGAAGCAGCGGAAATCCTCACAAAACAAGAATTACATGGATGGTGCTTTGATGAACGCTCTGCATGGCAACTTGCATCAACTCTCAGACAAGAGCTTGAAGAAACTTATCAACTACTACGTAACAGGCATCCTTACGTTGCCGGACCAGTATTTACTCCTAAACGAGATAATCGGACCCAAGGCTATGTCAAAGGTGCTGCACTTACACGCCTTAAAGAATTAAATCCTACATCAAGAGATCATATAGCATGGATCCTGCAAACATTTCATGGTTGGATTCCAACCCAGACGACACCTACTGGGAAGCCCATCATCGACGAACCGATACTGAAGGAGATAGGGACATCGACTGCCCTTGCATTCCTGCGGATTTTGACGATAACGAAGATGCTTGGAATGATATCAGAAGGCGCGAACGCGTGGCTGAAGCTATCTACGACTGCTAATAGAATACATCATCATTGTTCCGTTGCTACTTCCACTTTTCGCTGTGCACACAGAAATCCAAATCTCGCCCAAGTGCCAAGTGACCCTAGATTTAGAGAACTTTTTATACCATCTCCGGGTAAAATCATGGTCGCTGCTGATTTGTCTGGGATTGAGCTTCGTATGCTTAGCCATTTCCTATCCCGATACGATGGAAATAGGTACAGAGACATCCTCCTCAATGGAGATATACACCAAGTCAATGCCGACAAGATAGGGATATCAAGGTCTGCTGTTAAAACCGTAACATACGCATTCCTGTATGGAGCGGGCGATGAAAAAATTGGATTATCTTATGACAAACTTCTTTCATCCAAAGATGCTAAGAAAAAAGGAAAGGAAATTAGAGAAGCCTACATTCAAGCGATTGATGGGTTGGATAAACTACTTGAAGCTGTCAAGAAGGCAGGGGAAAGAGGTTTTCTCAAGTCTATCGATGGCAGAAAAATTATGGTGGATAGCCCGCATAAAGCGTTGAACTACTGCCTTCAAGGTAACTCTGCAATCTTGGCAAAACGTTGGATGGTTATCAACCAACAAAACATAAAAAAATTAAATTTAAATTGTTCTCAACTAGCTTTCATACATGACGAATTACAATTCGAGTGTTCCTATGAACACGCAGCTGACTTATCAACATCCTTGGTATTTAGCAGTCTCGCAGCTGGAGAATACTACAACCTCAGAGTTAGAATCGACGCGGAAGCAAAACAAGGAAAAAACTGGAGTGAAACACACTAATGAGAAGTAAGTCATTGATGGGGGTAATTACCGTAGTACCTTTTACATCGAAGAAAACACGTCAGGGTAACGGTTTGCATAGTAAACCACGAAAGGGTAAAAAGAAATATAGAGGACAAGGTAAATGAAGCTAAATGTTGACGCCGATTACATTGTTTATAAAGCTTGCGCTGGTGCAGAGTCTGACCTAGACTTTGGTGACGATGTAATTGTAGTTGTCAGCAAATTCAGTGAAGCCTATTCAGCTGTTAAACGTGAACTAAATAAAATTAAAACCAAGTTCATGTGGGATGTACCTGAAGTAGTTCTTTTCTTTAGTGATAGTACTAACTTTCGTAAGGAAATCATGCCTGCTTACAAAGGTCACCGTAATCGTAAGAAACCTTGTGGATACAAACGTGTCATCAATGCTCTCAAAGATGAATATGAAGTAGTAATACTCCCAACTCTTGAAGCTGATGATAGTATGGGTATCTACGCTACTAAATATCCTGGTAACATTATCGTTAGTCCTGATAAGGATATGCGTCAGATACCTGGGATGCTCTACAACATGGATGAAACCGTGAATGTGGATGCTATAGAAGGACAACGCTGGCACCTTATACAAACGCTTGCAGGTGACCAGACGGACGGTTACAGTGGTGTACCTGGGATAGGAATCAAACGCGCAGTTGCTTTGTTTGAAGAAAAAGGTTACACTTGGAAAACAGTTGTTGATGCATTTGCTGAGAAGGATCTTGGTGAAGACATTGCACTGCAAAATGCAAGACTTGCAAAGATTCTTACCACCGATGATTATGACTGGACAGCAAAACAACCAATACTCTGGGATCCCACCGATGCCGGAATTTAATCTAACAATGGAGCAACAATTTAAGCTTAGAAGGCTTGAAGATTTGCTGCCTGAAGCAGATAAAAAAGATATTATTACCCTTTTTATGGCATTACAAAAGCAATGCTTTGTTTTAGGTAATAACATGACAAATTTATTGAAAAAATGGCCCAATCACCCGCACACTACGGAAGCAATTGGAAAATCGGAGACTTCATCCGAGAACAAGAGTTAAGTTTTCATCTTGGGAACGTAGTTAAATACGTTTGCCGCGCTGGTAAAAAAGAAAACAACACTAAACAAAGAGATCTAGAACAAGCAATCAACTACCTTGAAAATGAACTTGAACACACCATCTCTGCTGGATCAAGCGGAACAATTCAGAGCAGCCTACAAGCTTTCAACGAGTGGGAAAGTGAGAGGGACTCAGAAGTCTTTGATCGATGAGGAATGGAGTGAATTCCATGAGGCTTATCACCACAAAGATGAGGCTGAACAGCTCAA